TTTACAATGGGTCACCAACAAACACTTGATTTTGCCACACGTTTTTTATCTGGTGGTCAACAACAATGTGGCTTAATTGCTGGAGCCGCTTATTTGCATGAAGAAGAATACAAATCATATCAAGGCAATGCTCATTGGCGTGGCATCATTGTCAAACATGAAGTGACTGAAGGCGCTTACGATCCCATGTTTGTGTCGTTGTCCTATTTATGTCGCAAGTATGAAGGTGTTACCCTCGAAAAATTTTTAGCAAGAAAGTATTAACTTGAACATAGAAGACTGGAAAAAAGAATCAATTTGTAAAGAAGCACAAGCGTTAGTATTTGGAGATAGAGGTGAACTTTATGATCATCCTTATGTCGATTACTCACGGACTGTAAAAATTTTTAAAGAACTTTCTGGTATAGAACTTAGTGCATCAGAAGGTATCTTATTTATGATAGCAGTTAAACTTTCAAGGCTAGGAAATGCTAAACTTAAAAAGAAGAAACCCAAAAAATTTCGTGACACCCTTACTGATCTTGCTGGTTATGCTGATTGTTACTGGGCTGTCACCTCTATAGAGGAGCAAAAACAAAATGCCTACGATCAACTTAATTAAAGCATTTGAAAGTGCTGACTGGTGGAAAGACCTTGCAGACAGATTAATTCGAACTGCTATCCAAGGATATGCAGCAGGTTGGATTGCACTCGGTACAAACTACAATGCATTATTTTCAGTCGAACCGCTTAAAGGTTCGCTTGTTGCTATTGTTATGTGTTTGCTATTTTCACTTGGCGCAACGCAAGTTGGTGATCCAACTTCTGGATCATTTCAAAAATAATTATGGTTGCAAAAAAAGTTTGGGATACACCAGATCCTAAGAAAAAAAGTAAACCATTAACTGCAAATCAAAAAAGTTCAGCAAAAAAATCTGCAGCAAAAGCCGGTCGTCGTTATCCAAATTTAGTAGACAACATGGCAACAGCAAAGAAGAAAGGTAAACGATAATGGCAAGCGCAGCATGGCAGCGCAAAGAAGGAAAAAATCCTGCAGGTGGATTAAACGCAAAAGGCCGTGCGTCTTATCATAAACAAACTGGTGGAACATTAAAGCCACCAGTAAAATCAGGAGATAACCCACGGCGTGCTAGTTTTTTAGCACGGATGGGGAACAACCCGGGACCTGAACGTAAACCTAATGGTGAACCTACACGTTTGCTTTTATCACTTAATGCATGGGGTGCATCGTCAAAGGCTGATGCAAAACGTAAAGCCGCTGCAATTTCAAAACGCCTTGACGCAAAGAAAAAATAATTAGTAGCGAGGCGCTTTGCCCCAAGCAGCGCATAGTCGTGTCATCGCACGTTGCAATGTAAAAACATCTGATCGTTTACGATCTTCATGTTTTTTCCATTCTTCATTTACAAACTCCATTGCTGCAATGAACACATCAAACTGTGCTTCAGTTAACTCAACATAAAGTTTACGACTACCATCACTCATTTTCTACCAACGCTGCACGACAAGCAAATACGGTAATCTCCCGTTGACGAGGAAGAATTTGTGGGCGTTTCCCATCTGCCCAACGTTCAACAGTTTTACGTGGCATCCAGACTGGAACAAGTTCGTCTGTTTCAAATTCAATAATTGAAGGATGTGGAATCATTTAACAGTTACTCTTTCAATAGAAAAGGTACGCATACCTGTGTTCGGACTCCACACTGTAGCCGATGCACCTTCATCTGCTAATTTAAAGAACGAGAAATCTCCACGTTCACCGGATACACGCACAATAGTTTTAGGTTTAACTTCATCCCATGATGCTGGCTTAATAACTTTACGAGGACGACCACGCCCACGTTTCTCATGTGAACCACCATTGTTTTCATGACAAGCACGAGTTTCATCTTCTTCTGCGACATACTGGCCACAAAATTTGCAAATCATTCTACTAAATCCTCCAATTGAAAAATCAAATCAGTTAATTCGGACGGTTTAACTGGACCAATATAAATTGCATTTGATTTAAGCAATGCATTTTTCCATTCTAATTGTGCAGGACGCATCCGACCACGTTCAGATTTTAATTCGATGAACACTAATACTCCAGACGCCGGATGCACAGCACAGATATCAGGGAATCCGGGGTTAGTAGAACGAACCGTAGCGTGCTGCAACGAACGATCATGAAACCACAGAAACCCAAGTGTTGTAAGTACTTGTTCGACTGTGCGTTGCAATTGTTTTTCTTTAACAGCAAAATCTAATTCATTAGGCATAAAATAACGGTACCATTAATAGTGTCCGAAGCGGGACTTGAACCCGCAAACCTATCAAGGTGAAGGATTTTAAGTCCTTTGCGTTTGCCAATTTCGCCATTCGGACAATGCTCGGGGACAGGGATTCGAACCCCAAATGACTGGACCAAAACCAGTAGTGTTGCCGATTACACTATCCCCGAAAATTATGCTTTCCAATTCACGCTATGTAACGTTGGCTCTTGTGCTTCACGCCAAATAGCATCACGTTTTATTTTTTCAAGTTTTTCTTTTAATGCATTTGCAGTTGTTTGTTCACGTTGTAACCGACGTTGTTTTTTAGTTCTCGGACCTTTGCCTCCACCGTGGTTAGCGTAAGAAGGATGATCATAAATTCCCATTAATTCTCCAATGCTAAAGCAATACGAACAGCCCTGAGCATAGCATCACGGAGAATCAAACCTTTGGCACATACATTTTTATTACGGCATTGATTGCATAATTTTTTGTGTGTTTCCCACACTGTCTGATGGAAATCGAAATTGTTTTCCTTCTTCAAACCAATCCTCTAAAATTTTGGTATAAATTTTTTGGACTTTATCTTTTGTTTCTTGGTTACGCATATTGCCAAACGTTTGCCACACACCATGAGGATGGCGGTATACAGCATCCCAAGGTGCCAATGTAACTTGTGCTTTACGCAACAACCAATTTAATTCATGATCATCAGTACTGCGGAACTTAGCCCACGCACGAACATAAAAATATTGACATTGATTAGTATGATTACTTTCAATCACGCTTTTACAACCATACCTTCAGTAGTTTCAGACCACTTAGCAAGACCATTAATTAACCCATCAATCTGATGATCAGTTAATTCAACAACATAACGCGGAGCGTTAGGTAACTCATAAATTTCATCAACAATCACAGCATCAATAATGTCATCAGAAAGTGACTCCACCTGTTCCACTCCTTGATTTAAAGAAGCAGAAACAGATGGAATCTCCACCTGAGAATGAGGTTCCTGACTCACTTCAGATGGACTAATAAGCGAACGCACATCAGCATTGCCTACCAACATCTCATTAACACTCACATCAATAGCAAGTGTAGGCACAACAAATTTACGACGACCACCTTGTGACTGACGATGCTCAAGACGTAAACGCCCACGCAAATGCCCACCATCTTGAATATTTGCAAGCATGTCAGCCATGCCCGGCAACTCTTCAGCAGCGTTCCAACCTTTAGATTCAAGACGCCACGAACCGCCAAAACGGATTGAAGGAATAATCACATTCAATCGCGTGTATGGACGGCACTCTAACTTGCCTTTGCTACTGCAAATACAAGGAACCATAACTGGCTCATAGTCAGCATCAAAACTACGTTGCGAAGTTTCACAATCAATCCCATCACATCGACGGACACAACCACCACCAGACCACATTTCATAATTTACATCTAACCCACCCGGAATAATCCATACAGCAATTTCAGATGCTTGCGATACTACTTCCCATTGGTTAGTAGGCGATGCTTTAGGATCAGACCACGGATGCGCTTCACCACCAAACTGTTCAGCCAACTGACGGATAGCAGTTTCATCAGCAGACGTAAACCTAAATGTATCAATAGATTTCATGGCCTTACCCGCTTTAATGCCTAACCGGATACGACCATGTTCAACCATACGCCTGCCAAAATCTTTAACAGGAACAATAGAACGAGTCACTTAATTCTTCTTTCTCTCAGGAAGATTTAATTTCACAATAGCCTCGGAAGATAACTCCCACTTAATAGATTCACTATTCATTTTAGTTCGACCAAAATTACCAGACGCACGCAACCAACCCATATTAACAAGTTCGGTTCTACGTGGTGCAGCAGTATAAAGGTTCATCTGCAATCTAGCAGCAACATCTTCATCAATCAAGCCATCACCATGATTGCGCCAATCTAAAATGAATGTAGACAATACCTGTGCGCGCGCAGTACCAGACTTAGGTAACTGCATTAATGCAGCAGCATTTTCAGTACTTTGAATATTACGAGTACGGCCTAACGTATTAGCACGCACATCACCTAACACCGGCCATGGGATACGTAAAACACGGTGTCCATTTAAATCTAACCAATTTCCAATCTCAGTTTTATTATTACGTGCATCAACAATAGTAATCAATTGACCTTCATCAAAAATTAAATCTACATACCCGCCTTCAG